GCAGTTCGACCGCGCTTGCGCGGCGGTGCAGTAGAACTGCTCCAGCGCAGGCTCTGGCAGGTCAAGATCGGGGCAGAGGACGTACCAGAGAATCAGACGCTCGAATGCCGCATTGTGCGCGCGGATCTGATGCGTCAGAATCTCACGCGGGAACGGCTGATCGGGCGTCCATAACTCTACGTCACCGTCGTCGATCGCATAGGCCATGCAGAGCACCTGCGTCGACGGGTGACGAGCGTAGTTGTACGGACCGCGAGCGGGCAGGTCACACTCGCTGCGGCTTTCGAAGTCGAGCCAGACTATGCCCATTGCGCCGCCATCGCGTCAGCGATGCCCTGATAAGTGGCGCTGCGAATCTTCCAACGGTCTGCGCTTGGGGCCAGACGGTTCTGGCCGCTGTCGGTCTGATTGCCCCAGCGCTTGCGCCCGTTGATGATGCGCGGCTCGACAATCTTGGTGGCGTGCAGCGGCGGCAGGTTCTTCAGCCACAGACACGTCTTCTTGCTGGCGTCATGGCCAAACTGCCATGGCTGCACGATTTGATCAGGCTTGCGGATGCGGCTGCTAATGACGCTTACCGGGTTCTCGATGGCGATGCTCTCAATCGGCGCGTCCATCAGCGCACGCACAAATGCAAGCGCGTCCTCAGTCAGCTTCGGGTCGCGCAAACCGCGCTTCGTCCAGTGCATCCCACTCACCGACAAATAAGTGCATGGCGGATGCGCGATCATCAGATCCCAACCGTGGTCAAGCACGTCACGCACGTCGCCTTGGTAATGGTCGCCAGAGGCGGTCGATTCGCAGGGTAGTAGGTCGCACGACAGCGCGTAATGACCGGCGCGAAGAAATGCGTCGCGCACGACGCCGCTGTACTCACACGCAACAAGAATTTTCATACTTCACCCTAGTGTATTGGATGCCCGTCTTTCCGGGCTGTCAGCAGGCTCACGGTGCGAAGGAGACAGACAGTGGCACCGCGCCTGCTGCCGGTGTTAGACGCCACCGCCGGCTGGGCGTCACCATTACGCTGCTGCGCGACGACGACGGCGGGGCTGTTCGTCGGTTGCAGCTTCCGCAACAGGCTCTTCGCCGTCCATCGACACCCACTCGACGATCTCAAAGACCGGCGTGTAGATGCGACCGTACGACTTATGCTGATAGTGATCCTTGCCCAGCGTCACGATCGGCACGGGGCGCTCGGGATCCTTTTCCACCTGCGCCGCGATCGCCACGGCAAGCGTCTGCACGGCGCGCTTGCCGCCCACTGACGTCGTGGTGTAGCGGCACTCAAGGCCCGCGTCCTCGCCAGACAGGCACTTCAACATCAACCCTACCTGCTGCTCCCAGCCCTTCTTCGCGCTTGGGGGCGCGGCGTCAAGCTCTGGCAGCGGTTGGGTCACAGACGCCATCTTCTCGGCCAGCACCTCACCGTCGCCCCACGCGATGAAGCCGTGGACAAACGAGAAAGGGTTGACCGCCCAGCGGGCGTCATCTTCAGCTTCGGTCTGATCGGCGCCATAGACCCAGTGGCCCGTCTTGTCCATCTTGATGATGGCAGACGACATAGGCGCTACGGTTTCCAGCGTGCGAAGGCTGGTGGCGAGCGTTTGAACAGCAGGAAGACCAGCAGATGCGAACTTTACGAGATTTGACATGATTTTCACCCTAGTTTAGAAAGGGCCGACACAAGCGTCGACCCGATTGTGACCGCGGCAGGGCGGCTGTCAGCCTCCTCTGCAATGGTCAACCCTGATGATACCTGAGAGGTCAGCCCCTCCGGTAACTTTGTCTTCAACGCCTTCTCGGCCTGCGCAGGCGACACGATCTCGGTGAAGCTGACGTCCGGCGCCAGCGCAGTCAACGCAGCCAGCGCGGCCTTTTTGTCCGCCCACGTCCGATGGGCGCGCTTGTTCACGAGCTTCCAGCCTGGCACGGGCCGACCGGCCTCCAGCGCCTGCTGCGTGAGCTTGCGCACGTCAGACGCCCAGTCTTCCAGATTTTGCGCGACGTCCATCCAGTGGCCAATCTGCTCCGGTCCAATGCTGTCGATGGCCACCAGCACCGCCCGCTCGGCAGCGCCGGTCTTCTTCGGGCAGATGGCCTTCGCTGGGCAGAAGCGGCAGTGCTCACCCTCGACAATCGGCGCGTCGGGCTCTTGCGCGAGCTTAACCGCGCGCTTGAGATCGGCGCTGAAGTCATGCAAGCGCCGGATGTCGATCATCCAGCGTCGGATGTACGGCGGCTGGATGATGACAAGCTCGACGTCCGTGCGGCCTTGCATCGACCAGTGACCGCTCTCAAGCGCCGCAGCGGCGTAGAACATTAGCTGGGCGTTCTCTTCGGCGTCGACCTGATAGTTGTCGCCGAACTTGAAGTCCATGACGAAGCCCTTGGTCTTGCTCAAGCACCCGATCACGTCAGCGGTGCCAAAGATCGTCTTGTCCCACGGAAACGCTACGCGCGCCTCGACGTCGAACAGCGCTTCGGCTTTGGGGTCGAACTGGTTGTCGAACAGATCAAGCGCGTCCAGCACCTTCTCGTCGTCAATCGAGCGCGAGTCGATCCGCTCGTTCAACACTTCAGCCACCAGCTCATGCAGGCGCGTGCCCTCCCGCATGGCGTCATTCTCGACCTGCGGCGGCATCGTGGCGCTAAGCGCCACACTGCCGGGGCAGTTCATCACGCGCTCGGCGGTCGAGCCGCCTACGATTTTAGAATGGCTCATGGGTTCCTCGCATCAACGCGACCGCTCGTGCCGCGCGACCACAGGAACTCGACGCGAGGAACCGCACCCATCAGCATCAGCTCTTCAGCCGAGTAGCGCGTCACGTTGTGGCGCGGGTAGCCGGGGCCGACGAAGATGTCGCTGTTTCGGTAGTGCGGCACGTAGACGATACCGCGCAGTTCATACGCGGCCTGCTCGTATAGCGAGACTTGCTTGTTCTGGTCCATCAAGTTCACTTCAATCTCCTAGAGTTGACTAACGGAAACCGCATGGTATACCATTGCTTTGAAGTTTGCAACGGTCTAAACTTTGAAACATGTGGGAGATCAAAAATTTTAGAGCGCGACATAGAGAGATACCTGGTGCGCCGGGTAAAGGACATCGGTGGCGTGGCCTACAAGTTCGTCTCGCCCTCGAACCGTGGCGTGGCGGACAGGTTGGTGGTGCTGCCGCAGGGCGTGGTGTGGTTTGTTGAGGTGAAGAAAGACGGCGGTCGCCTGTCGACCTTGCAAAACATCTTCATCGCAGAGATGCAAAGACTACAGCAGAACGTGCGCGTGGTCTGGTCGAAGGAAGACGTGGATCAACTGATCAAGGAGATGCAATCGTGAGCTACGAAGAACAGCGAGCAATTTTGATTCAGTATTTGCAAGTGATGATCGCACGGTGCGACTGGCACGGCGTCGCGGACGTGGCGATGGACCTGCGCGAGATGGAAGCCGAACAGCGTGGTGCGAAATGAACCGAGACGAGATCCTGAAGATCGCTGCTGAGGCCGGAGCGTTTTGGGAGCTATCAGAGACGCCAGAAAAAGATGCAGACTTTTTGATGCGCTTTGCAGAGCGTGTTGCAGCCTACGAGCGTGATCGGTGCATCCTGATGCTGGAGCGCCTGCACGAGCGGTCTGGAGGGCAGTACAACTATTACTTGCACGCAGCAAAAGTGCTGAAGGGGGAGATATGAAATTCTTCTGCGTGATGCTAAAGCGCCCATTAGTGACACCGCGCGGCTACACAAACTTCATCGCCACTCGCTCTCTTGGTCGAGCGAGATATTTTGCAAAACGACTGCCACGAAAATATCGGCAGATTGATGTGCGCGATGGGCGTCGGAAGTATGTGCTCGCATGGAGTTGGCTATGACTGAACTGTTTTTCTACGGGTGGGCAGTCGGCATTCTCACTGGCTACGTCGCATGGGCACCGGAGACGCGGTTCAAGAAGCACTTCGTTGATGGACTGACACTGCGTTTTTTGTGGAGACGGAGATGAGCATCGAAGTTATGAAGCAGGCATTGGAAGTGTTGGAGCAAATCAATCAACTCAGCATTGGCGAGAACGCTATCGCTCTGCCGGGTGAGATCGACGCAGCGATGGACAATCTACGCGCTGCCATCGAGCAGGCAGGGAAGCAGGAGCCGGTAGGCGAAGTTCTGAATGAACGTGGTGAAATTGATTACATCAGCTACGTACCGCCAGTCGGAACGCCCCTCTACGCAGCACCACAATCAATCAATGATTTCAAGCCTGACTGGGACACGGTAAAAGCATACGACGAAAAGTTCGCTGAAATGCTGGATGAGATTCAGAGGCTGAGAGCTGAACTTAAACGGACGGAACAGCGACTGCACGATGTGGCGACACTTTGCGCGAATGTTGAAGGTGTATTGAAAGCTGTTAATACCGCAGCCATGAAACTGACCGCCGATCTAACGTGCATGGACGTTGACAACGATGATCGACTGGATCGTGATCGCGTTATGGAACGAGTTATGCGGTGGCGAAACGAGTGGGACAAGGCGATGTTTGAATACAAGCCGAAAGTTACACAGCGCCAGCCGCTGACGGAGGATCAAATTGACGACATTTGGAATCGGTATTGCGACGAAATGGGTGAAGCATCAATCAACGATGCATACGACATTGCGAGAGCCATCGAAGCCGCGCACGGCATCGGGGAGAAGAAATGAGCATCGAAGCAATGAAGCAGGCGCTTGAGGCGTTGGAGCACATCACACGACATTTCAGCCGCATACCATCAACGCTTGCAGACAGCGAAGCGCGGGGTCAGGCACACGCCGCCATCACCGCCCTCCGCACCGCCATCGAGCAGGCTGCGGAGCCGGTGGCGTGGCGATGGAAAGAAGTTAAGGGCGAGTTCGTCGGCGACTGGGTGCTTACGGAAATCGAGCCGCCGCCTTACGTCACAGAATCTATGCCGCTCTACACCGCACCGCGAGAATGGGTCGAACTGACGGACGATGAAGCGCGCGCTCTAGTTAATCGAGCGACGTTCGGCGACAAAACAAACTGGCAGGCGCTCGTTTACATGGTCGATGCAAAGCTAAAAGAAAAAAATGCGGCTTAGACCTTACCAAGACGAGGCCGCAGACTTCTTGTTCGCTAACGACCGCGCGATGATCCTCGCGTGGGTCGGTGCGGGCAAGACCGCGACCGCGCTCACGGCTATGAAAGCGATGCTCGACGAGCGACACGCCAAGCGCTTTCTTGTGCTCGCGCCGCTGCGTGTCGCGCAGTCGGTCTGGCCGGCAGAAGCCGCGCTCTGGGCACCAGGTCTTGAGATCGCAGTGGCCGTCGGCTCTCCCGCCCAACGGGCGCGTGCGCTTGCGTCCGACGCGCCAGTGGTTGTCACCAATTACGACAACCTGCTATGGCTGTCGGAGCAAGCGCTCGACTTTGATGCGGTCGTGTTCGACGAGCTGACGCGGCTTAAGAACCCATCAGGCAAACGGTTCAAAGCGTTGCACAAGGTCATCGAGCCCATGCAGATCCGCTGGGGGCTGACCGGCAGCTTCACCAGCAACGGCCTCGAAGACGTCTTTGGCCAGTGCAAGATCGTCGATCAGCAGATGCTGGGCCGCAGCAAGGGCGCCTTCTTGCAGCAATACTTTCACTGCGTCAACCGTGACTTTGGCGACTACGTGCCGCTACCAGGCGCGCTTGAGGCGGTCATGCAGCGCATCCGTCCGTGGACGTACGTGCTGGAGTCGCACGAGTACCGCGACACCCTGCCGCCGCTGCACACGCTACCGATCAAGCTCCAGATGCCAATGGAGCCCTACAAGACGCTCAAACGCGAGATGGCGCTCATCTACCCCAACGCCGAGGTCATCGCCGCCAACGCCGCGGCGGTGACGTCCAAGCTCCAGCAGATGAGCGCTGGGTTTGTCTACGACACGGCCCGACAAACCGTCTGGCTATCTGACCACAAGCTCGATGCGGTCGCGGACCTGCACGCCGAGAATCAGCGCGCGCCCATGCTTGTCTGGTATCAGTTCAAGGCCGAGCTGGCTGGGCTACAGGCGCGCTTTCCGCGTTTGCAGACGCTGGTGAACGACGACTCGATTGCGCGGTGGAACGCGGGGCAGATCGAGATGCTGGCGGTTCACCCTGCGTCTGCCGGCCACGGGCTCAACCTGCAAGGGCAATCCCGCATGGTGTGGATGTCGCTGCCGTGGTCGCTGGAGCTTTACGAACAAGCGGTCGGTCGGCTGCACCGAGGCGGCCAGCGCCATGACGTGCTGAACTACGTGCTTACGACCGAGGGCACGGTGGATGAAACGATTTGGAAGGCTTTACATGAGAAACGAGAGGTATCTGATATGGCACTAGAGGCGCTCAAATGAACCGATGGACTGAACAACTAAAGGCCGCTCGGGCCGAGGCGCGCATACGGCAGCGGGAGTTCAACGCCGCTCAGCGCGCGCTCAACCGGGTGCTTGCGGAGATTGCAAAACTGGAGAAGCGAATTGAACTGGCGCGAACTGCAACGAAGGCTTAATCAACTAACGGAGAGTGAACTGTGGCAACTGATCGAAGCGGAACTGGCAGGCAAGAAGCGTGTGTCTTTGATCGAGCGGATGCACATGCGGGCGGCAGCATTACGTACTACCCGAGAGAGGCTGGATCTCTTGAAACGTGCGACGCAATCTACGCCGTAGGCGTGGCGACTGACGTGCAGAAGACGTGGCGCCGGTACGGTTGGGTGCCACCGTCGGAACTTCCCGAGTACCATGACAAGTGGGCACGCGCCCAACAACCCACACGCATATCGGAGGTCGGACGTGGTTGATTACAGCGAAGGCTATTTAAACTTGAAGCAGATCGTGGACGAGATTTGGGAGGCAATGATGGCCAACGATCCCACTCGCGCACGTGACCTGTGCGCAGCGGTCGTCGTCGAGGCGCGGATGTTGCGCCATCAGATTGGAATCCAGCATGACAGCAGCAATCAAAGTTGAGCGGTACTTGAAGGACCGCAAGAAGCCCGTAACGCCCAAGCAGATTGCGGATTACTTTCTCTACAGCCACGCAACCGTCAATAAGGCACTCAATGATCTCGAACAAGCAGGCAAAGCCGCACGCACCCAACAGCGCACCTGGCACATCTGTCGCATGGCCGTTCCCCCGCCAGCCGCTCCCGCACCAGCCGAACAGCGTGCCACCTACGACCGACCGATGCTCAACTCGTACCCGCACGCACGCGGATATGATGACTGAACTGGGAGAAGCTAAATGGTAGACATGGTGAACCACCCGCCGCACTACACACGCGGCGGCGTGGAATGCATCGACGCGCTCGCGTCAGCGACCGCAGGGCTGGAAGGGCTTGATGCGGTTTGCACCGCCAACGCCATCAAATACTTGTGGCGCTGGAAACAGAAGAACGGCGTTGAGGACTTGCGGAAGGCTCAGTGGTATATCAGCAAGCTCATTGAGACATCTGTAGTGCCGCAGCCCGACCTTCTTCGACGCGCCGTGCCCAGCCCCGGCCAAACGTGGGCC